GTCCAAGTCTTGTCAAACTTGACATTGATGAGGCTGGTGTCCACCGGAGCAATGATGAAATCCGACCAATCGACATTCTGTGCGCCCTTGAAAATAAGGCCTTGTTGAGCGGTAAGGGTGACGGGATTGTTATTGATTGTACTGTTCAAAAACAGACGCTCGATCCCGTTACTCGTATCGAGATACGGTTGGAGCGGGTTGGTAGGTGTGTCAGACGGAGACACGGCATTGAATGGTGATGCACCGCGGTGGGTAAAACAAATCCGGCGGTGAAACCATGGGATGCCAGATGACGATTGCATACGTAGGTGCTCGCTAAGCCCCTTGGCGAAGATGGTCGAGGCCGTTCGAAGTGCGGGGTTGCGGACGGATGCGGTAGCATTGAGATCCATAGCTGTCGGTGACCAGAGGAAGTAACCGGCTTGGGCACCGTTTACGTACGCGTTACTCTGACCGATTGGTTGACTTGCACCAGACGAGCTCGTGTTGGACCACGTGAGCATTCCATTACGTTTCTTTCGGCTCGACGTGTTGAGGATGCGTCTCTTCGACATTGGCCGTTTCCGGGTATACCGGCGTTTGCGGGAATGGCGGCGTTTAGGTCGGCGATTAGACGGGTTGGCTCCACGCATACCATGCTTGCGCCTCTGATAGGAGGTAAGCTGGTTGTAACTCCGGTAATAGGCCATTTTGATGTGTCATGGACGATAATAGGGGCCGAGGGGGGGTATTTATACCACGGACAAGTGCCTGGTTCCGTGGTTCTGGCTATAGTATTAGTTTGCCAGAACCACTTCTATGCCCCCCAAGCAATTCTCATTCAACGCACGCTATGTCCTCCTTACCTACGCACAGTGCGGCGACCTTGATGCATCGGCCGTTAATGACCATCTGGCATTCCTTGGCGGTGAGTGTATCATTGGACGAGAGCTGCATGCTGATGGAGGTACTCATCTCCATGCTTTCTGCGATTTCTCCCGAAAGTTTCGATCCCGAAGACCCGATGTCTTTGATGTTGCAGGCTGCCACCCTAACATTGAGGCATCTCGAGGAAGGCCGGAATGCGGTTACGACTATGCGATCAAAGATGGAGATGTGGTCGCCGGAGGACTCTCTCGGCCGCGCGGAAGAGGAATTTACGAGGATGTGTCTTCGTGGAGCATTATCGTCAGTCAAGAAAGTGAGGGCGAGTTTTGGGAATGTGTTGCACGACTGGATCCACGTTCGTTGTGCACCAATTACAACAGCCTCCGAGCATATGCGAACTGGAAGTACCGACCCGCTCCTGTTCTCTACGAACATCCCGCCGGGATCGAATTTGAGCTCGGAATGGTACCTGAGTTGGCTGTCTGGAGAGAGATCGCTCTTGGAGTTGATCGGCAACGCGGTAAGTCTCCCAACATCCCTGCGGGGCTGGTCTATAATTCTGTCTGGGTTTGATTTGGCAGGAGCGTTGCCTGTAGCACGGGTCGCCCGCAGTGGACCACTCGCTGACGCTCAGACAATGGTCACTGCAAAAGGCGACCGCGTGCCAGGTGAGTGTTATGCTGAATCACTTGCTTACGTAAGCAGGAAGAGCTAAAAGCTTAGTCATCTACGGCGATACTCGATTGGGAAAGACGCTCTGGGCGCGTTCCCTTGGGACCCACATCTACACTATCGGACAGATGTCAGGTGAGGTTCTCCTCCGGGATGGTCCCGACGCCGAATACGCTGTTTTCGATGACATGAGAGGTGGTCTTGAGTTCTTTCACGGGTGGAAAGAGTGGTTTGGTTGTCAGTCTGTCGTTACTGTCAAGAAATTGTACAAGGATCCGGTTCAAATGCCTTGGGGGAAGCCTGTTATCTGGTTGGCCAATCGTGATCCCCGAGAGGAATTACGTGATGGCATCAACAATCACACTAGCATGGGCAAACAGGCATCCATTGAGGGGGACATCAAATGGTTGGAGGGAAACTGTATTTTTGTGGAGCTGGATCACGCTATTTTTCGTGCCAATACATAGTGGAGTTAGCGGCAATGAGAAGCACGTCGGAGCTGGTGCCTGATGCTCCTGCGCTAAACAAGTCCAATACGTAATAATCTCCCATTCCGGCTTTTGATGACGTCGAGAAAAACGAGGTGGTCTCAGTCTCTCCTGACTCATCCTCATTGTAGACCAAATTGTGTCCCATAGGATGCCATAGCTTCCTTTCACGGACGAAACCGTTCGCGTTGCCTGATTGCATTGTCCAAGTCTTGTCAAACTTGACATTGATGAGGCTGGTGTCCACCGGAGCAATGATGAAATCCGACCAATCGACATTCTGTGCGCCCTTGAAAATAAGGCCTTGTTGAGCGGTAAGGGTGA